GCTTTCAAAGCACGGGAACGAGCCGTTACCGTTGACTTCTCAATACTAAATGCCATTTCTGCGAAAGCATTGGTTGATGCATCTCCAAGAGCTTCAGCAGTAGCTGTTGTCATACCATGTTGGACAGAGTAGTTTGTTGTTGTGATTGCAGCGACAACAGCAGTACCAGTCTGAGTAGCGGCGCCACCAGCTTTCTGCATTGCAAACGCTGTATCGGCTTCGTTAAACAGAGCTTCTGTACCTGACTGTGAGGCATAACGAGCTTTCATCGCAAAGATAAGACCTGTAGGACCAGTCATAGGCTGGACGCCGCAGATATCATAAGCGATTAGTGAAGGCATGGCACGACGAACCAGCGAAATAAGGATCGGATCCCAATTCGCAATCGCAGAACCAGTGTGGTTAGTAGGCGCAGCTTCACCAAGGAACTCTCGATCCTCGGACATAGCCTTTTCCTGGTTTTCCAAGATAACAGTAGTTACAGCACGCCGATACGAATCCGAAATCTTGGGAAGATCAGGATGTTCTAGGACTGGCTGCCATTTTTCCTGTAGGTGTTCAGTGTTAAACATTTTTTTCTCCCTTTTTATTTAAATAAAAATTTTTAATATTTGCCATTAGCTCGCACGTTTCTCAACTCTGCCAATAGCACTCATATATGCAGCCATTGTACCGGAATTCACTTCTGCATCATAATTCGGCGCTGCTTCTACTTCTTCGTTAATCATAGCCTTTGGAAAATAAGAGTCTTTGATTGTCTCTAACTTCAAACGATAGTCATCGGCATTCTCGTACTCAACACTTTCTGCAAGTTCTGAAAATTTTTCAACTTCTGTATCTGCAAGATCAGAAGCCACATCTAAAAGAATTTCATTCTGCGACAGTTCATTTACTTGCTGTGTTAGAGCGACATTCTTCTCAATCTCCTCATTGAGGCGACTTTCCATCTCATCAGCTTGCGTTGCCGCAGCTTCAAGCATATCAAATCTCTCATCAGGAATTGCAATATCATGCTCTTCAAACAAACTTCTCAAACCAGCAATGAACTGATCGGCGAGCTCAGTTTTCAACTTATGCTCGACAGCCAACTCGTTCTTCTTCATCCATTCCTCAACAACATACGTCAGATAACCGTCAACTTTCGTTGTCAACTCATCTTTCGCTTCAGAAATAGCAGAATCATAAGCTTCAGCATATTCTTCCTCTAGACGCTCTAGCTCTGATCGAATCTTTGATTTCAATGCAGCTTCAAAAATTGTAGCAGCTTTCGATTTGAATTCTTCAGAGAGACCTTCACCAGATGTCAACGCATCAACATCGTCGGATAAATCAAGAGCGGCAACTCGATCATCAATGGATATTTCTTCAGCTGTATCCTTTGTCTTGCTTCGAGCACCTTCTTCTTCATCATCTTTGTCTAGTTTATTCTGTTTCTTTTCCTCATCATCCTCTTCCTCATCTTCTTCATCTGGATCAATCTGAGGTTTCCCTCTTGTTTGTCCACCTGTGTCAGCTAGAGCTTTTTCTTTTGCTCGAGCTTTCGCAAGGATGCCTTCTGCCTCTGCAACTGTCATCTCATCATCGTGCTCAACTTCTTCACGAGCACCAACTTTCATGTCACCACTTCCATCGCCCATGGCTTTGGGAGAAGCGTCAGATGGTTTAGTTGTAGGAGGAGAAGCTTTTTTCGCCTTTTTAGTGGCGGCATCACCAGGATCAGATTTAGCGTCTGGAGAAACTACGGCAGGGCCCATGTCCTGTGTCTCACCACCCGGAGTTCCACCAGCAATTTTGGCTTCTTTCTGGGCAGGAGCGGCACCTTTCATGGCAGCCCGTGGATTACCTTTCGTATCTAGGTTATCCTGTGCTTCCTCTAGAGGGTTGCCCAATGTTTCATCGGCAATTCTCTCTAGTTCAGTGTTAATATCCGTCATTTGGAATACTCCCTTCTTTTAATGTACATATAAGTTATTTATAATATTCAAAACTTTGACATGAACTTTTCAAAAATTTCGATTGCCTTTTCTTCTCTAGCTATCGCAAATTTCTGTTTCTTGTCTAATTCTTTCTTATAAGCGTCAATATCCATCTCTTTAACTGCACCATTATCCCATACCCACTCTTTGCCTTCCATGATACCTTCAACGAAAGCATTGGGGGCAGACGGATCTGCGACTATATCAGCAGCAGTTGCAAGATAAAAATCATCTTTTACAACTTGGGCACCACGCTGTGGAACGAGTGACCCCATACCTCGGGACGAAACTCCAAGCTTGGCACCTTCGTCTATGAGATTCTTTACAATTTTACCATACGGAGTATCCATAATCTTGGCTTCACCGATGAAATTAGTTCCATCAGGATGCAAACCTGTAATCATATGGGAGACTCTTTCTAAATTTACTGTAGGACCATCGGGATGACCGAGTTCACCGAATGCCCTGTTCTTTTGTATGTATTCTTTATTATATCTGCTTACTTCTTTTTCTAGAATTTCCATCGGATAGATGCGACCATTTCTATTTTTTATCTCGGCCTGTAAAAAGGGTCCTCGAATTCTATAATTCTTTTTCCCTGAGTCATCATCTTCTACAAGATAATTAATATCTTCAACTGTTTCAGATATAAGTTTCATTATTTTTAATCCTCTACTTCGGCCGGGTCGCCTGTAATACCCGTATCTACTCCTGAAGTTGGTTGGCCCAGATCAACTTCTTTAAAAGCCCTCTGAGCGTAATCTGTTTTTGCTTGCACCCAAGCATCTGCCCTTCGTGAATCAGCAGCTGCCATAAATGCATCACCGGCAGCATTCATATCACCATCGGCAATGTTATCAATCATCTTTTTAAGATTTTTATCCATAATAAGTTTCCTCTAATATTTATAATTTACGCAGTCTCTGGACCCGAATATTCTTGATCCGCATCAGCTTGACCTTCTACACCACCAGGCATTGTCGCACCATTACCATTCATAGGTGGAGCCTCAGGTTCAGGTACATTCGTACCAATAGCCATACCCGGACCTAAACCAGCATCTGGATCCATTATATCTTCTGCCTTTTCTTTCTCAATTTGTTTATCAATTTCTTCAATCTCTGTATCAGACTGACGCAATACATAACGTCGGACATATTCTACAGAATAATATGTACCAACATAATCATTAACGGCCTGTAATGCAGTCATTCTTTCATTAAGAATTTCTAATTCTTTTAACTCTTGAAAATGATTGTCATCTTTAAAGTCATAAACAATAAACTCTTTTATTTTATCCCAATCTTCTGCTGTAATAATACCTTTAAGTACTAATTGAGTTCTCATTAAATCTTGAAAGAGCTCAGAAAATTTCTTACGCAGACGTTGAATAAACTTACTAAATTTAATTTCATCTCTGGTAATCTCTGTTGATTTACCAAGATTAAAACCACCTTCAGACTCTAAACGAGAAGTAGGAATATTAAGTGACTTGTAAAGTTTCTTCTGAAAGTATTTTATATCTTCCAGTTCACCCAAGTTTGCACCACCAGCTAGAGTACTTACGTCTGTACCTCTACCACCTTCACGACGAGGCAACCAGAAATCTTCAAGCATCGACATTTGATTTCTGTCATCCATCACCTCACCTGTATTAGAATCATAGACAACTTTATTTCTATAACGTGACATAACATCTTTCATGTATGCCTCGGCTTTAGGTTTGGGTAGATTACCAACGTCAATATAAAAGATACGTCTTTCAGGAGCACGAGCAATACGATAGATAACTACCGCATCTTCGATCATTCTTAATTGATTAGTGGGCTTGATTGCCTTTTGCAATAAAGAATAAACTTGATTGGTTGTTGGGTTATATAAACCAGAAGGTACATATGCAATCGCATCAGCTGAAATTTTTAAACCCTGTTGTTGAGAATTTGTGCCACCAATAGCGGGTAATGCAGGATACACCCCAGCTTCATTGTAGATATACCATTCTTTAACAGACTTAACAACCTCTATACCACCCTGACTCTTTTCCTTTTCTACTTCCCTAATCTTCTTAATAAACTTGGGATCAATATAACGAACTTCTGTTATACCTTTTCGGGGAGATTTTTCATCAATCAATTTATGATAGAATATTCTACCATCAATATACCAACGCCTGAAAATATCATGCCCTTTCTTTTTCCAATGTAGTAAGGAAAGAACTTCTTTAAATTCTTGGTCTATCTTTTTCTTGATAGACATAGAAAGGGGAACCCAATCGAGATTGACTGCAACAGAGATATCAGTTTCATCAGCCGTAATGGCTTCGTTAATAATATCTTCTATCGCTTGGTCGCACTCAGGGTTTTCTGAGGTTTGTCTGTATTTACGAACTAACTCGTAATCGTTTCGTGCGGCTTTATCATACGAAAGATATTGCCCAAAAAAACCAGCACCACCAGCAATATCTAGTGTGCCTTCTTCATCCGAAGGAGCGACAAAGCTTTTGGCCTTGTCGCTCTCCTTCTTCTTTACTTCCCATCCAAATAATTCTGCCATAGTATAACTATTTATACCGCTTCAATTTGCGATATAAAATCAAAAATTACTAATTATGTAAAAGTTCCAGACGCCGAAAGTGAAAGTGTTAAACCACCACCATCACCACCAGTACCACCACCAGCTATAGTCATCCAGTTAAATCTAAATGTTGCACCAAACTCTTGAATTGCATCATTAGCATCAAACGCCAAATCAATTGCATCAAGGGTTGTAGGCCATACACCATCTAGAGTGTATGTTCTAATTACTGCATCATTTCTATCCATCTGTTTAACAATCGCTGTTGCGTAGTATGAATTTGCATTTAAAGTTCGAGCAGTACTCGCTGCACCAATATCGCCCATGTTATTCATCCATGATTCTAATTGGCTACGAACACCATAATTTCTATCATTCATTACTGTAACAGTCCATGCATCATAAGTACGATCACCAGCTACAAAAATTTGACGACCACGATAAGGTACTGCTACCTCACCAATAGTCAAAGCTGGAATCTGAGCGCCACGGCATAAAAACGAAAAGCCTCGGCTTTGCATTCCTGTCGCACCACCACCGGACATAGTGACTTCAAATTGATTGCCTCGAGCACCTCCACCTTGCAGAGCATTTGTAAAACTACTAATATTTGCCATCTTGTTTTATCTCCTCGTTATTAAGCCCGACCAACCACTTCACTAAAAGCAACATCTGTGCGTGTAGCAATAAATGTAAGAGTGATGAAGTTAATGGAACGTGCAGGCTTGACATAGATATCAGCACGGAATTCATTGTTGTCTATAACTTGACCAGTGTTATTGGTTTCATCACAAACTACCAAGAAATCTGTTATACCTCGTCGAGCCATTACATCTCTCAAGTATGGATTTACCATACCAGTAAAACCTTCTCTCGTAAATACATCATTGAACTCAAAGAGTACCGTACGAGAAGCCGCAGCAATCGCTTCTTCGATTGTGATAAACAATCTACGAACATTGATACGACTGAAAGCACTATTCTGTGATAGAGCAGTCTTGTCACCCCAAAGCACTGTGCCCTCACCTGGGAATGTAACTACAGGATTAACACGAGCACGATAGAGAGCATCACGTTGTGTTTGTGTTGGGTTAAACGCAAGTTCAACAGCACCACGAATCTGACCACGGGTCAGTCCACCAGGACTCCACCAGGGATCTTCAAGTGCATCAGTTCTTGCACAACAACCAGCGACATCAGCATTCATCGGAACCCAACGATAAACATCATTGTATTTGTCATACATCTTTTTATAACCACTATCAATAACAGCATAAGATGTACTTGAAACCAAGTTAGCCCAAGTAAGTACATTTGCATTTTGTGTAAAACTATTCACCACATTAACAACAGCATCTTTATACGGTGATAAAAATACAACTGCATCTTTACGTTTATCCATCATGTCTATCAGATCAACAGCTAGTGTAGTAGAAGTTGCACCATCAACAGAAGCAGGACCCTGCATCAGCAGATTAAAATCAACCGTATCAGCATCTGACATTAAATCATACGCCGCTATACGTTGAGCATCTGTCGGAACAGCTTCAGCAACACCACCGGTCAGTTGCGCTGTTAATTTCTCAGCTGTGGGACCAGCTGCTGCCGTACCATTAGGATTGGGAACAGTTCCCCAGTTGGTTGCACCAGCTGGATTATCCATTACATAGATATAATTTGACGCTATATAAATTCTGTCCCACCAATAGATGGAATCACCACTATCACTTACAGCACCAAGGAATTTTGAAAGTCCTTCGTATTTTTCCAAAATAGTACCACTGACACCAGTAATTGTTCCATCAGCATCAACAACGATAATATGCATTTCATCAACACCAGTTGTGGCGCCCTGTTGCATATTTTTACACCAAGTAGTTGTACCCGGCGCACCATCAAATTGATCATAATACTGCCATTTTTTCGTTGCTACAGTACTAGCAGGAATAGTAGTAACAAACCCTACTGCATTAACAACTGGATATCTTTTAATTGTTACAGTTTCAGTAGCTACAGAAACTACAGAATACAGTTGTCCTTTCTCAGCAGCAATAGTCGGAAAACACATCAGGTCTCCAGCTGCCCAGTTAGCACCTTCACCAGTACCAAATGTTACAGTGGTTGTACCAGCGGTTCCACCAGAAGCGACAACACCAGTAGCACCAGCACCAGCACCTGTAGCCTTTGAATAACCAGCAGCATTCCAACACGCTGACACTTTAATACTATTACCTTTACCGCCCGCATAACGAGCCGCAAATTCTCCTACATTAGCCTGACCACCACTAAACGGACCTTGTCCAGCAACACCATTACCAACTTGATAAGCAATGGTATTAGGTATGCATACCGCAGTACCACTAACAACAGCATTCTTGGCACCAGTATGTTCTAATCTTACAACTCTTAGAGTGTTTGAATAAGCTAAAAAGTTAGCTGCTGTAAACCAATATTCATAGTTGACACCAGAAGGCTTACCAAAAATATCTACCAGTTCGGTTTCATCACCAACGGTAATAACTTCGTTCATGGGACCCCAATCAGCAACAATTGTTGTGGCACCAATACTAGTAGGCTCACTTCTAACGGAAGCAGTCAAATCTTTTTCTTTTACTTGTACACCCGGCGAAACTAAATCAGCCATTTTATTTCTCCCCTAAAGGTTTTTAATGCTCCCAGGACAGTCTCCCTTTACATTAACTTTTATTCAGTATAATATAAATTTTTTCAATTCTTCTTTCATAGATTATTTATAAAATATTAGTTCTATAAATAACATAGGTGTGCATTACTCATAAATAAATATAGAAAGGAGATGCACAGTCATGTTAGTTGAACCAAAAAAAGATGGTCGCAATGGTAGGAGAAATTCTCTCCTTCATAGATTTGTTAATAAGAGTTGTCAGTATTGTGGTGAGAGTGAACAAGTAGCTTTAATGTTCTATCCACACCATAGAAAGATTAGAAGTCTTAATTTGAGACATGGAAAGAAACACAAAGCACAAGAAGAAATAAACAAACTTATAGATGATTGTGATATTAGATGTTGGAACTGTGCAGTTAAAGCGAGTTATGATTTGTCACTAGGTGTAGAATTTTAATCCCCACCTATTCATTGTTATACCCATTTTATAAGGCTTATAATTATCTGGTACAGCCAGAGTATTCTGTGATATAACACTTTTGCAATTATATAATGTAGTTCTTATATCAACAACACTACTTTTTAACTCTATAGGACTTCTTAAATGATGTTTATTTGTCCATTGAAATCCTTGTTGTTGTCTTTCACTGATATCAAAATCTTTATCTTTAGATACTATAAAAGAATTCTCAACTAAACACAGATACTTTCCATTTCTACAATCAAATCCAGCGTGTATCATATGTTGTAAAAATAAAGGAAAGATAAAACTATTAAGATGTCCTTCTATTAAAGTTTCTGCTGAATGATTAGGAGCACTTATAATTAATACACCATCATCACTTAACAAGTCAAAAATTTTATCTAAAAATAACCCAACATTTCTTTGATGCTCTATAACATGAGAACAAAAGATTACATCAAATTTCCTATCAAATTCATGTTCTATAAAATCTACTTTATACTCAGCTGTATTTGAATATTTGTCTACTTGAAAAACCTCAAGGCCAGCATGACGTAATATAGCTGTGTGTACCCCTTCACCGGAACCAATATCTAAACAAGTTTTAAATTTTGTTCCTATATTATTACGCTCACTCACAAGAAATTCTATAAGAGCAAAACCACCCCAAGTAATAAAATATTCTTTAAAATCGTTCTTCGTCAAAGAAGTCTGGTGCATCAGTCGGTACCCAATAATCTCCATCTACATCTGTAAAAGCACTTGTCTCTGTATAACTTATACCATCATCTATGAAACCAAACGGTGACATATCTTGCTCAATCGCAATTCTTTGGCTATCAAATAAACGATGACGTACATCTTCATCAGTTAATTCTTTAAAATAAGGTTGGTTAGCTAACCATGAAAATAAAACCAAACACATTACTAAATCATCAGTTGCAGCTTCATCAGCCTCATAAGATGCTCCCTTTTGAACAAAGTTAGAAAGCTCAACAATGATATCAAAATCTTCTACTAACAATTTGTCAGATTCTATAAGTGCCTTTAAGTTAGAACAACCTATCTTTTTTACGGCTTTAGTTGTTCTTATTCCTAAATCACTTTTACCTTCACCAAATCCACTACCTATTACCTGGCCTGCCCGACCACGCATCTGGCTCATTATAATATTTTCATACTCCAAATCATAATGTAATGCATCAGCAATCTGGCCGCCTATATCATTTATCTCTACCAAAATATAAGCATTATTATAGGCTACCGCTATATTGTATATTATTTCTGGAAATATAAGAGGCTTAATTTCATTATTTCTATACTTAGCTATCATTCTATAAGGCACGGTTGAAATATCAATTACCGTAAATGCAGAGTAATCATTTGCCCCACCTCTAGCTACATCTACACATATACAATACATAGCATCCTTTTTAGGCTGTTCATGTACATCAAAACCAGCATTAGATTCTATCGGATCCCTATAAGGAATTTCTTGTATCTTGGTTGGTGATATAAGAGTATTGATAGACCCAAGAAACGAGCACTCAAATTCTTGTAGAAATTGTTGCTCACTTGTATTTCTTACAGTTTGTTCTTTCCACTTCTCATCTCTACCAGGCACTTCGGTCCAATGAACTTCAATAGGAACAAACTCACTCTTTTCATTTACCGCCTCTGTCCACATCTTATAAAACATATTCATACCGTGTGGCGTAGACACGATAATAACCTTAGATGTTTGCCCAGCAGTAATCGTAGGATACACTGAGCTAAAAAACTGCTCAGCTATGTTAGAAGGTATAAAAGCAAATTCATCAAGAAAAATAATATTGTAAGAGCCACCCCTAACAGCAGACGCCGACGTTGATGCCGCAATAATTTTAGAGCCATTCTCCAACTCCAGGGAACCTTTGTTCCAGTTCATAACCCCCTGCTGCATCCATTCTGGAAGATGTTCATATGCCAACTGAAATCTTCCTAACAAATCTCTCGCTGTTGCGGCCTTATTCGCTAGAATAGCCACATTCACCGCATCATTAAAAATGACATAGTGAATTAGATAAGATATAATCGTCGTTGATTTACCGGACTGCCTCGGCAGCTTACATATAGTAAAACGATTATTATGAAAAGTTCCTACCATTTCCTTTTGGAAATCATATAACTTAAATGGGACCAAACCTTCATCAATACTGACTATGTTTACATAGTTCTCTATAAAGTATGCAGGATTTTTCTCACACTTTATAAATTCTTTTATTTCATCTTCAGTATAAGCGTGCTCAATAGCAGCCGGCTTTAGATTTGGATTACCCTTGTAATTTGTCCGTAGATCCATTACTCTTATCTTTTAAAAGGTTTTGTAGTTCTTTTGTAGAACCAATAAACAAAGCATTAGTAACATTTTTAGGAGCATTGTCAGGAACTTCTTTAAGTTTCTTCATCTTCTCCTGTAAGTCTGCTAACTTTTCAGTAACCTCCGCCACGTTTTTAATCAACTGTCCAACAACTTCATACGCTCTAGGGTGTTCACCCTCCTTAGCTACCTCAAGTATACCATCTATTGCGTCCTGCCCTCGCTCAACGAGATTGTAGAAGTTTTCACGGCTATACTTATAATCTGCATCAGTATGGTCTAAACTATCATCAGGCCGTGGTACAAGAGGTTTGGGGTGTATTAATTCTTGTGTTATCGTTTGTGTTATTCCCAAGGCATCATCTATTTTCTTATCAATATTAACCATCAATCCACTCACTTACTGTTTCATTAAATCCAAAATTATCATCTGCATCAGGCGTACCAACTGCCTGTTGTGTAACTCTAGCCACTCTCGGTGGTGCCTTATCTTGCAAGTCTGCATATGCAGTAGCTTCTACCTTTGTGATTGGCTTAGAAGTAGAAACAGGACCATATACATAAGCCTTTGCAACAAAATTAAATGTATAAATTATAGCTCGACGTTCTGTAAAATCACCGGCATAGGTATCTTCATAACCAATACTATTGAGAACAATAGGAACATCCCGTATAACATTCATTTCAGGTACTTCATTAATAGTTACTGTATATTCTGGTTGAAAATAAGGTAGTATCTGTTCTACTATCTGAATACCATCATCAGAATTTTTAGTCATAACAAACAACTCAAAATTCACATTATAAGGTACAGGAGAATACTGAGTACTCATCGACTTTAAAGCCTTATCTGATGTATTAGCCACTTTCTTTCGTTTAATTATACGATTCAATTTTCGTGTTGGATCATAATCAAAGCCAGCTATTTCAAAACCAATTCTAGGTAATGTGATTGCTACTTTTTGATCCAAATTAGGATCCGCATCTAAACGAACCATAAACTTTTGCTTAGGACCATAGGCCAAAGGAACTTTAAGTGTTTGAGCTTCTACTCCAGCCGCAGTCTTTCGTGTAATATAGATATCATTAAACATACTACCAAACGCTATGATAGTCTTTCTTAATGACTCGTTATAAAAATATGTACCTAACATTATAAACTCTCCGTAGGATCACCAAATGGGTTACTTTCTGTAAAGTCTAGGACAGGTTCACCAATCTTACCTGTTGCCCTATCTTCAAACCATTCGTTCTCCGATTGTGTATCTTGTGTAGCCAAACTGTATCCTTCTTGAATAATGAAGAATGAATAGTAAGCATCCGAATCTTCGGTAAGGATTGACAATCCAGCTTCTGTTGTTTCTGCCAACAGATATGAACCATCTTCCAGTATCATCTGAGAAGCAACTGGCGGCCATGGTGTCGGTGGTGGATTCTGAGCATATATCGTACCCCATTCTTG